ACAATCACCGTTAGAGTACATTTCAATAGATTCCAACAAATCTAGATCACAAACAGACGGGCTTAAAGTGACTAATTTCACAAGCTCATCAGGTTCATAATGTGATTGCAATGTTTCTATGATTTTGATTTCAGAATTTTCTGATTCAGAAATCAAAGATATCAATTGCTCTAATTTGATCAATTGTTCTCTTTCTTCTAACAGTTTTAATTTGATTTGAATTTTATTCTTCTGCGTGACATAATGGGTTTTAATATATTTGATAGTTTTTCATTCATTATTCACTCAGTGTAAACGGTATTCCCTTCAATTAAGCATTTTTCGTAATACTGAATTAATTTAACAGTGGAATCGAGTTCACATTCATGAGCATAGTATTTCGTTCCCATCCGCACACATAATCTATTATAACAGCGATTGTGAGTGACAAATAGATCTGGTGGTGTGATTGATGGTATACAATACATTTTAACTGTTTTTGCAAGCTTGATGTATCCTTCTTCATCATAATTATGATGTGATCTGTTGTCATAATCAGCTACAATCAAATTGTAATCACTACTATAATTTGTTACGATGGAATTACTTCTGATCAAAGGTTTATTTCTTTCACAGAATTTAACTGTTGCCTTATTCAGGCATAACCAGCTAATAGACTTATCTGTTACTGAGCGTACGTTCCGAGTCAACGGGTAAGTGAGATGTAAATTGATTATAAAGCAAGGGTTTTCACATGGTATATCTGAGTAGATTAACAAGTTAGATTTGTAAATTTCATAATTCACATTAACCCAGCCATGTTTAGTATTTACTACTCCAATAGACAATGATTTGTCGCGGTGGTGTGTGATACCAAAATGCACTGAATTAGTTTTGTTCAATTCAGTTGTGGTCATATGTAATTCCTGTCTTGAACTCATACTGTGCAAAGATATAGATCTCATTCTGGCATGAAAATTTTTAACAAACTTGTTTCCAAATTTTGACATCATGATGATTGGGTCACATAACTCACTGATTGAAAAGGTATTTTGCATTTGAATTATATGTTCGTTCAAATCATTGTCCCTTATGTTTGTGGTTAGTGGTTGGCTCATTAAACTATATTGTTCATCTAAACCTATGACACTGACAACGCTACAATGTTTAACAATTCCAACTTCACCTATATTAAGACATATTGTCGGCGCATTGAATAACTTAAATAATTTACCAGTTGAAGTTTTAATTAACATGAAATTGATTCCTATGGATAATAATCCGTCTCTTAATTCATTTTCTGTAACTCCAGGTTTAAACATGTTGGTTACTGCTATTGAAGAAGTGGTTTCTATTTGTCTAAATGAATCAAAATCAAACACATTCTTTAAACACATCAATACACAATGGCCATTTGTAATTGGGTTAAATACTTCACTGTATTTAATATTGCGCATTTGCCATATGCCATCTGGTAGTTCTATGTTCCTGTAACTGTCAACTAATTTCATGTTATTACCAATTTTTGATTGTTCTAGAACCCTAGGATGAGATCTGGG